GGACGGACGGCAGCTGTTAAGGCTGCCGCCACCTATTTTGAGACGCTGAACTACACCCCGGTCTTCCGGGACTGGCGCGGCGCGATGTATGAGCAGGAGCTCGTCCGGAGCGCGATCGACGCCCTGGCGAGGCACACCAGCAAGCTGGAGTTCTCCGTGCAGGGGACCGCGAAGCCATCCCTGCAGACGAAGCTGCGACGAGGCCCGAACGAGTACCAGACCTGGTCGCAGTTCCTCTATCAGGCCCGGACGATCTGCGAGGTGGACACCACGCTTTTTATCGTGCCGGTCTATGACAAGTACGGCGACATCACCGGGATCTTCCCGATCACGCCGCAGCGGGCCGAGATCGAGGAGTACGGCGGGAAGCTCTACGTCAAGTATGAGTTCCGGAACCGCCAGATGGCCGAGATGGAGCTGGAGAACTGCGCGATCCTGACCAAGTACCAGTACAACCGGGAGTTTTTCGGCGGCGGCAATCACGCCCTGACGGACACCATGAAGCTGCTGGATCTGCAGAAGCAGGGAATCACCGAGGGCATCAAGAACAGCGCATCCTTCCGTTTCATGGCGAAGCATAAACGCTTCGTAGATCCGGACGACCTGGAAAAAGAACAGAACCGCTTCACGGAGAAGCACCTCTCCGGCAAGAGCGGTTTTTTGCTGTTCCCGAACGAGTATGAAGACGTTCGCCAGATCGAGAGCAAACCCTTCGTGGTAGATGCGGAGCAGCAGAAGATCATCAACACGAACGTGAGCAACTACTTCGGCGTGAACGAGGACGTCATGCAAAACAAAGCCACCGGCGACGCCTGGGCCGCGTTCTATGAAGGTGCGATCGAGCCGTTCAGCATCCAGCTGAGCGAGTGCCTGACGCGGATGCTGTTCACGTTCCGGGAGCAGGCAAACGGCTCAATGGTGATGTTCACAGCGAACCGGCTGCAGTACATGAGCAACGCAGACAAGCTGAACGTGAGCGCACAGATGGCCGACCGCGGGATCATGAACCGCGACGAGGTCAGAGCGATCTGGAACCTGCCGCCGATCCCGGACGGCAGCGGCCAGGCCTATATTATCCGCGGAGAATATTATTCAGCCAGCGAGAAGATCGAGGAGAACAAAGATGAAGGAAATCAGAGCGTTTGATTTTGAGATCCGTGCCGAACATAACGAGGAGCACGGGCATTTTATCACCGGCCAGCCGATCGTGTACGGCGAGCCGACGGACCTGGGCTGGTACCGAGAGATCATCGCAGACGGCGCGCTCGACGCGACGGATCTGCGGGACGTGCGGTTCCTGGTAAACCACAACACGGACATGATCCCGCTGGCCAGGAGCCGTAACAATAACACCAATTCAACGATGCAGCTCTCGGTCGTGCCGAACAGGGGCATGGAGATCCGCGTGGATCTGGACACCGAGAACAACAGCGAAGCAAAGAGTCTGTATTCCGCCGTGCAGCGCGGGGACATCTCCGGAATGTCCTTCATGTTCCTGACGGAAGCAGATGAATGGGAGGACCTGGACAGCGACCACCCCACCAGAACGATCACGCAGATCAAGAAGGTGTTCGAGGTCTCTGCCGTGACCTTCCCGGCATACGAAGCGACTTCGATCCAAGCAAGGGGCTTATCCGACGCGCTGGAGGGCGCGAAGGAATCGCTGGAGAGCGCAAAGGCAGCCAAGCAGAAGGTCGATCGCCGCAAACAGTTAATCAGACTTTTGACGGAGGTGTAAACGATGGAGTTTACCGAAAAAACCGCTGCTGAGCTGAAGGCCCGTCAGGCCGAGATCCGCTCCGCCCTGGATGCGGAAGACGCCGATCTGGACGCGCTGGAAGCAGAAGCGAGAGCAATCAAGGACGAGCTGGAGAAGCGCGAAGCGGAGGAAGCCAAGAAGGTGGAAGTCCGCGAGATGCTGGCTGCCGGCAAAGCCCCGACCGAAACTATCGAGAAACAGGAGAAAAAAGAAATGGAAAGAACCATCGAAGAGATCAGAAGTTCCAAAGAGTACGCGCAGGCCTACCTGAACATGGTCAAGACCCGCGATGACTCCGAAGTCCGCGCCCTGCTGACCACGAATACCACAGGCAACGGCCTGACCGGCTATGTCCCGGTTCCCACCGAGCTGGAGAGAGAGATCAAGACCGCATGGGAAGAGCACCAGCTGCTCGGCCTTGTGAAGCACAGCTATTTCAAGGGCAACGTGAAGGTTGGCTTCGAGCTGACCGCCGGCGGCGCAACCGTCCATGTTGAAGGCACCGACGCTCCGAGCGAGGAAGTCGTCACCCTGGGCGCGGTCGAGATCAAGGCCGAGATGATCAAGAAGTGGATCCGCGTCTCTGACGAGGCCCTGGAAGGCACCACGGTCGACACTGCTGCCTATCTGTACAAGGAGATCGCGGCCCGCATCGTTGAGAAGGCCGAGGAGATCCTGGTGGGCAAGATCACCGCAGCCCCTGCGACCGCTTCCGCCACCGCCGTGGGCGTGCCCGCCGTGACCGCCGCTCCGGCTCTGGATACCGTCGTGAACGCGATCGGAGCCCTGTCCGGCCAGGCGCGTGACCTGCACATCGCCATGAACCGCCAGACCTGGGCTGCGTTCCGCGCGCTTGAGCTGAACGCCAGCTACGCTGTGGACGTGTTCGACGGCCTGCGTGACCGTGTGATCTTCACGGACAAGCTGCCGGCTGTTTCCGCTGCCAGCACCAACGCCGTGTACATGATCATCGGCGACTTCGGCTATGGCGCACAGGCCAACTTCCCGAACGGCGATACGATCAGCATGCTGACCGACCCCTACACCGACGCTGAGAGCGACCTGGTGAAGATCGTTGGTCGCCAGTATGTTGGCATGGCCGTCGTGGCAGACAAGGCCTTCGTGAACGTGAAGAAGCCCGCCAACGGCTGATAAGGAGGACCTATGAGCACGGCTGCGGTATCCAACTTACTGATAAGAGCCAAAGTCATGCTGCGGATCATCACGAACGCATTTGACGGGGAGATCACCGGGCTGATCCAGGCGGCGGTCTCCCTGATCACCACGCGGGGAGTGACCATCGCGGAGAACGACGACTACACGGTGGACCCGCTCGTTGAGCGGGCGATCCTGACCTATGTCAGAGTAAACTTCGGGGAACCGTCGGACTACGACCGGCTGAAAGCGTCTTTTGACGAGCAGCTGGGGCAGCTGATGACCACCACCGGTTATACGACCTGGGGGTGATGGGATGGACCGCAGCAGCGTGATCAACCTTTTGCAGGAGACCTACGAAGTGGACGAGATCGGCCAGCGCGTGCCGGTGATCAGCCCGCGGACGGTTTTCTGCAACATCTCCAGCGTCACCGGCACGGAGTGGTTCTCCGCCGGCCAGAACGGCATCCGCCCGGAGTACCGCATCACCATGTTCCGCTACGACTATCACGGCGAAGAGGTCGTGAACATCGGCGGCGAGCTGGTAAACGGCGAGGTCGAAGGTGGGAAAAACTATTCCGTGTACCGGACCTATATCCGGGACAACGACGAGCTGGAGCTCTATGTGGAGAAGAAGGCAGGAACATGAGCATCTCAGTTGACGAACTCGCGGCTGCCGTCATGAAGGAGCTGGAGACCTACTCCAAGGAAGCGGAGCTTGCCACCCGGCGGGTGGTAAAGGACGTGGCCGAGGAGTGCCGGCAGGACATCATGAACGGTGCGCCGTCCAAAAGCGGGAAGTACAAGCGGAGCTGGAAGAAGAAACTGGCCTACTCCTCTGCTACGCAGGAGCGGTATCTCGTTTACTCCTCCAGGTATCAGCTGACGCACTTGCTGGAGTACGGCCACGAAAAGTGGCTGTGGGGCGAGTACACCGCCGAGAAGGTGCAGGGAAAGCCGCACATCCGCCCGGCAGAAGCGAGAGCCGAAGAGAAGCTGATCAGCGCGATCAAGAAGGAGCTGTCGACATGACGCTAAGTGAATTAAACACCATACTGAATCAGACGGGCCTTCCGGTGGCGTACTCCTACTTCCCCGATGACGAACATGTAAAGCCGCCTTGTATCACATATGAGGTGGCATATAGTCAGAACTTCGGGGCTGACAACAAGGTTTATTCACCGTTCACGAACGTGGATGTCTTCCTCTACCAGAAGACCAAAGGCGCAGCGGAAGCCGCCCTGGAGGGCGTGCTCGACGCCGCGGAGATCTTCTGGGACAAGACCGAGACCTATCTGAACGATGAAAAAGTATTCCAAACTATTTATGAGGTGAAAATCAATGGCAAGTAGCAAAGTAAAGTATGGTCTGACCAATGTTTACTATTCCGTGCTCACTCCCGGCGAAAACGCGGACACCTACGCCACGCCGGTGAGGATCCCCGGTGCCGTATCCATGAGCATGGAGGCCCAGGGCGATCTGAGCAAGTTCTATGCGGATAACGGCGTCTACTGGCAGGCGGCCAGCAACCAGGGCTATGAGGGCGACTGGGAGTTCGCAAAGCTCCCGGAAGACTTCCGCACCGCTGTGTTGGGTGAAGTCAAAGGCCAGAACGACATCGTCGCCGAGTACGACAATGTAGAGGGCAAGCAGTTCGCGATCTTGTTCGAGTTTGCCGGCGACGCCGCGCACACCCGTTACTGCTTCTACAACTGCACCGCCACCCGTCCCTCCGTCGCAGGCGAGACCACGAACGATACCTTAGAGCCGACCACCGAGAGCATCACGATCTCTGCGGTCGGTAACAGGAACCATATCGTGAAGGGCTTCTGCGAGGAAAGCGATACCGTGTATGCGGACTGGTTCACCAGCGTGACGCTGCCGTCGTAAGCACAAGGAGCAAAGGGAGATGCAGAGAACCATTAAACTTGATGAGCAGGATGTCCGTGTGGAAATGAGCGCGGACACCCTGCGCGTTTATCGTCAGACATACGGCAGAGACCTCCTGCTGGACATGATGGCCATGCAGGAGCAGCTGGACATGGAAGTCGTGGAGAACCTCTTTTATATCTCAGCCAAGGCGATGGATCCGGATCTCCCGGACATCAACACTTGGCTGAGAGGGTTCTCCACTTTTGCCTTATACAAAGGCGCGCAGGAACTGATGAAGATGTGGCGTGAGGAGAACAAGACCCTCACGCAGCGCAAAAAAAAAGTAGACCGATAGACCGCGAGAACAACACCGCGGTCTTTCTTTTAAGATGTGCACAGCTGGGGCTGGCCGTCTCGGATCTGAAATATCTCAGCATCGGCATGGTGCTGGACATGATGGCAGAGGCGGCCAACGACCAGCTGGAATATCCGCAGCTCGCAACGCAGGCGGACTTTGATGCTTTTAAAAGGAGCTAAAAATGGCTGACAAGATAAAGGGTATAACCGTCTCGATCGGCGGCGATACCGGTCCGCTGTCGAAAGCGATAAAAAGTGTAAACGCAGAAATAAAGACCACGCAGACGCAGCTGAAAGAAGTGGAGAAGCTGCTGAAGCTGGATCCGAAGAATACAGACCTCCTGAAGGAGAAGCAGAAGCTCCTTGGGGATCAGATCAAGAGCACCAAGAAGGAACTGGACGCCCTGAAGCAGGCGCAGCAGCAGGCCGCTCAGATGCTCAAAAACGGCGACATCGGGCAGGCGGAGTACGACAACCTCTCCAAGAAGATCGAGAAGACCGAGGGCAAGCTGGAGAGCCTGGAGAAGGAAGCGAAGGACACCGCCACGAAGATCAAGCCGTCGGCGGAAAGCATCGCGGACTCCTTCGAGAAGGCAGGCAGTAAGATCGAGGCCGCCGGCAAGAAGCTGGCACCGTTCTCCGCGATTGCAGCTGCCGGCCTTGGCGCGAGCGTTAAGGCAGCGTCCGACTGGGAGACGGCCTTCACCGGAGTGAAAAAGACGGTTGACGCCACGGACGCAGAGTATGCTGAGCTGGCAGAGGGGATCAAGAGCCTTGCTCTGACCACCTCCAGCAGCGCGGAAGACATCGCAGCGGTGGCAGAAGCCGCCGGTCAGCTGGGCGTCGGCAAGGACGATCTGCTGGAGTTCGTCGAGACGATGATCAACCTGGGCGACACAACGAACGTATCCGCCACGGACGCCGCGACATCCCTGGCGCGGTTCACCACCGTGACCGGGTCCAGCAAGAAGGACGTAAAGAAGCTGGGTTCCGCCATCGTGGCCCTGGGCAATAACTTCGCCACGGACGAGGCCTCGATCATCAACATGTCTCAGAGACTGGCGGCGGCAGGCAAGATCGCCGGCCTGAGTGAGACGGACATCCTCGCGCTGGCCGCATCCATGAGCTCCGTCGGTATCGAAGCCGAAGCCGGCGGCACGGCGATGACGCAGACGCTCACCAGCATCGACAAGATCATCAACGACACCAGCAAAAAGGGCAAAAAGAAGATGGAGACGCTGGCGAAGGTCGCCGGCATGAGCGCGGACGACTTCGCAAAGGCATGGAAGAGCGACCCGATCACCGCGGTTCAGGCATTTATCGGCGGTCTCGGACAGTTAGACGCCCAGGGCGAGAGCAGCACAGCCGTATTAGACGAGCTCGGCATGAGCGGCGTCCGGCAGAGCAATATGCTGAAATCCCTCGGCCTTGCCTCCGAGACGCTGGCAAAAGCAGTCGGCACGGCCAACACCGCCTACGGCGAGAACACGGCCCTCACCGCAGAAGCAGAAAAGCGGTACGGCACCTTTGAGTCCCAGGTCTCCCAGACCAAGGAAGCGTTAAAGCAGGTCGGTCAGGACATCGGCGAGGTGCTGATGCCGATCATCAAGGACCTGCTGGGCGGCGTCAAGGACGTCGTGGCCTGGTTTAAGTCCCTGGACGGCGAGACCAAGAAGACGATCGTGACCATCACCGGGATCGTGGCTGCAGCTGCGCCGGTCCTCACCGTTATCGGGAAGATCAGCAAGGGGCTGGGGAGCACGATAACAGGCGTGAAGAGCTTCGCGAAGTCCCTCGGCGGCTGGGGCGGACCGATCGCGCTGGCGGTGGCCGGTATCGGTGCGCTGGTGGCCGTGATCGCCTCGCACAAGAAAAAGCTCCAGGACATCACCAAGGCCAACCGTGCGCTCAGTAAAGAGCAGCAGGCAGTAAAGGACAAGGTGGATGCAGAAGTCGAATCCTGGAAGGCCGTCAAGGAGGCCCTGTCCAATGCGGGCACCGCGGCGGACTCGAATGCGAAGAACCAGAAGACCCTCTGGGACAAACTAAAGAAGGTCACCGACGAGAACGGCAACGTGATCGAAGGCTTCGAGGACGAAGCGAAGCTGCTGACCGGCGAGCTCTCCGAGGCTCTGGGCATCGAGATCGAGCTGGTAGACGGGCAGATCAAGAACTACAAAGACCTTGCCGGCAACATTGACAAGGTCATCGAAAAGAAAAAGGCCGAGGCCGTGCTGGCAGCCACGCAGGAAGCGTACACGGAGGCCCTGACCAAGAGGTCGGAGGCCGCTCTCACGCTTGCCGAGGCCGAGGCCAACATCATCACGCAGGAAGAAAAAGTAGCGAAGCAGCAGGCCAAGGTCGACGAGATCCAGCGCAAGCTGAATCAGGCCAGGAAGGAAGGCGACGATCAGACCGGCGCGATGGCCGCGACGATCGCCCAGCTGGAGCAGGAACTGCAGGAAGAGCAAGCCGCGCTGAGCGGGTCCAAGGGCAAGCTGGCGGAACTGAATCAGACCTACAACACGGCCAAGGGCACCCTGGAGAAGTACGACACGACCATCAACAACCACGACGCCCTGCAGAAGGCCGTGGCGACCGGCTCCACGAAAGAGATCCAGACGGCGGTGAAGAACCTGACCACCGGCTTCGTAACGGCGGAGACCGGCACGAAGGAAGCCCTGGCAAAGCAGACGCTGGACTTTATCCGGGAGTACGGCAAGCAGAGAGACACGGTCAACAAGACCGGCTCCCAGGCGGCAAAGGACGCCTCCTATCAGACCGGCCAGTTAGTAAACAAGAGCATCGCCGAGCTGGAAAAGCTGGATCCTAAGCTCGCCGCGGAGATGCGCGAGCAGCTGAACACCATCAACAAAGCCTCACAATGGGCCAACCAAGGCAAGAGCAACGCTCAGAACTACAACGCCGGCGTCAAGGACAACGTGGGCGGCAAGTCCACGAAGGCCACTGTCACGGCGAACATGAAGGACGCGATGGATCAGTCCAGCAACGCCTACGGCTGGGCGAAGGATATGGTCCTGAGCTACGCCAGGGGCATCACGAACAACCAGAGCACAGTCTGGGATAAGGTCCGGGCCATGGCGCAGGGCATGAAGCAGTATATCCACTTCTCCGAGCCGGACATCGGCCCGCTGAGTGACTTCCACACCTACGCGCCGGACATGATGAAGGAGTTTGCGGCAGGCATCGCGAGCAACGAATGGATGGTCATCCAGGCCGCGCAGGGCATGGCTGCCAACCTGAAGAGCACGCTTGAGGGCACCACGCTCACGGCACAGCTGGATCAGAGCAGCGTGCCGATCGGTGCTGGGCTGACGCTTAACATCACAAACTTTAACAATTACTCGGACAGCGACATCAGGGAGCTGACCAACGAGATCATGGAGACGGCTGCATCGTTTGCGGCCAGGAAGGGGGCGGTCTTCGCATGAGCTTTACCTACAAAGGCATCAGCAGCGACGCCATGGGGCTGAACATCACGGAGCGGAGCGTCTACAGCGCGCCGGCATACGACCTGAATGCCGTCTCCGTGCCGGGCAGATCCGGCGACGTGCTGAACCCGCAGAACCGATTCAAGAACAAGAAGATCACCTACACCGGCTTTATCCGGTCTGCGGGCTTTACCGGCTCCACGGACCGGGAGAAGCTCTCCAACGCCCTGATTGCGCTGAAGGGCTGGCTGTGCAGCGACGCCGGCCAGTACAACGATCTTACAGACGATTATGACCCCGGTTTTACCCGGAAGGCCTACATCGACGGCGAGACCGGCATCGAGGAGATCCACAACCGCGCCAAGGGCGTGACGGTTAATATCACGTTTTCGGCTGAGCCCTTTATGCGGCAGTCCGACGCGCTGCACCATGTGTTTCCCACATCAGGAGGGACCATCACCAATCCGTATGCCTTCGCGTCGCTCCCGCTTCTGGAAGTAGAGCTTACCGGCACGGACGGCGTGCTGACCATCACGAACAGCGAGGGAACAGCTTCCTGGACCATATCCGGCTATGACAGCGCACGACGGCTCTTCGTGGACTCCGAGACTATGGACTGGTACAACACCGACGCGCTCCAGAATAACCTGGTAAGCGGCAGCGGCTTCCCGACTCTCGCTCCGGGCCTGAACACGATCAGCTGGACCGGCGACATCTTCGAGGTCGTGGTTTATCCGAGATGGAGGACGCTATGATCCCTATTCTATACGCAGCAAACGAAACGGACTTCACCACCTACGGCATCGGCGCGCTGAGAGATACCACCAGCTGCATCGTTACGGAGCAGTACAACGGCGAGTTTGAGATGATCATGCAGTATCCGATCACCGGCAAGCTGTATGAGGAGCTGGCGGCTGAGCGGATCATCAAGGCCAAGGCTTGGGACGTGCGGGAGCCGCAGCTGTTCCGGATCTATCGGATCACACGGCCGCTGCGCGGCATCGTGACCATATACGCGCAGCATATCAGCTATGATCTGGCCGGCATCGCGCTGGCTCCCTTCTCCGGATCCTACACGGCAGCGGGAGCGATGGCCTATATGTTCACAGGGACCCCGTACACCGGCATCAGCGACAAGACCGGCACCAAGACGGTCAAGACCATCGAGCCGAAGAGCGTCCGGGC